ATGGCGGCCCCGGCAGGAGTGAAAGAACCGCAAAGATTCAATGCGCTATCCGGTAAACCGGGGGAGGTGTGGTGCGTTGATTTGCAACGGTTTTTTCGGAGCGCTGTAAACTGCTCCTTTTCAGACTCACTCGCCTACCTGGTCGGGCGATCGGTTCTCCGCATCCCATTCCTGCTGCCAGGCGTAGTAGGCCGCGCGGCTGATCTTCGGCCCCGGCATCGCCTGCATCGCCTTCCAGACCGTGTTTCCGCGTTCGCCCACGGCGATCAGCTCGACCGCCTTGGCGATCCGGTCTTCGGTCATGGCGCGCGGGCGGCCGCCCTGCTCCCCCCGCTCTCGCGCCCGGTTGATTCCGGCGATCGTCCGCTCGCGGATCAGGTCACGCTCCAGCTCGGCGAACACCGCCAGCAGATGGATCATCGCCTTGCCCATAGGGCCTGTCGTGTCCACGCGCTCGGTCAGGCTGATGAACGCGACATTGCGGTCGGAGAGGATTTTCAGGGTGTCTAGGACACCGCCCAGCGTCCGGCCGAGACGGTCGAGCTTCCATACGACGAACTCGGCCCCCTCATGTTGGGCATACTTCAGCGCGCGCAGGAAGTTCGGCCGCGACAAGCTGCCGCCGGAGGCCCGATCGACGAAGATCAGATCTTCTGGAACGCCGTACTTTCGCAGCGCGTCGATCTGCATGTCGGGGTTCTGGTCATGCGTCGAAACTCGGGCATAGCCGATCTTGCGAACAGGCAGGTTGCTGGATTCAGACGCCACTTTCTTACGCACTCTCAGCCAGAATGTCGCAAGCAATCTGGACTATTAAACTGGACAAGGCAATGGGCGAGGCGTAAAGTCCAGAAACCTAGTCCATATGGCGTGGAGTCAGCATGACGCAAGCATACCCCCTGCAATGGCCGCACGGCAGGCCGCGCACCAAGGCGCGGGGTTCGTCATCGTTCAAGGTGACGCCGCGCAGGGCCTTCGATGAGCTGATGGATGAGCTGGTACGCTTCGGCGCCGGAAACCCTGTCGTCAGCACGAATGCGCCGCTGCGGAAGGATGGGACTCCCTACGCAGACGCGCTTGACGATCCTCTCGATGATCCGGGCGTTGCTGTCTATTTCACACGGAAGAAGCGGCTGGTCTGCCTGTCTTGCGATACCTACAGCCTGCCGTTCGAGAATATTATGGCTATCGGCCTGTCGATCAAGGCGCTGCGCGACATGGATCGCTGGGGCGCCGGTCAGGTGCTTGACCAGGCATTCGAGGGCTTCACCGCCCTGCCCCCGCCCGGCGCAATGTCGGATGCGCCATTGCGATCCTGGTGGATGGTTCTTGGCGTGCAGGACGATGCGACGGAGAAGGCGATTCGCGAGGCATACAAGTACGCCTGCCGCGAAGCTGGCGGCGCGACCGTTGAACTGAATGCCGCTCGCGATGCCGGTCTGGCCGCGCGGGCGGGGCAATCCTGAAAACCCCGGAGGCACCATGGTCACCGTCATCAGCTCGGAAACGCCGACAGCCCGAAAGCCACATCGCTGCAACAGCTGCCTGCGCGAGATCGCGTCCGGCACCATCTATCGCCGGGCGCGCTGCGTCGACGGCGGCGATGCATGGACGTGGAAAACGCACCTCGCCTGCCAGCGGGCCGGGGAAATCCTCTGGGCCCGCGATATTCGCGGCGAAGAGGACTGCCTGCTCAACGTCTGCGACATGGATAGCGAAGACCGCGAGATGGTCTACGCAACCGACCCCGCAACCTTCCACGAGGTCTGGCCGGATCGCCCCGCGCCGGGCCAACCGAAACCAGTCCAGTAAACGCCCGCAGGAGGGGCCCATGAAAGCCAGCGCACGGAAAAGCCTCGGAGAATTCAAGCCGCTGATCATTCACGACAGCGGGCGAACCGAGGTTGTCGGGAAACGTGGTCACACCGAGCACTGGCAGGCGCTCACCAACGGCGGCGAAACCTACCACCCGGTGCGCGGCGTCACCTTCCCCGATCGGGGCGAGGCCGTCGCCTACGCCCAACGCCATATCGACCGGCTGCTCGAAGCCCGAGCTCGCCGGGATCGCGAACGCGCGGAGCGGCACGCCCGCTACGCAACACAGTCCAGCTAACCCCACTAGGATGGGTCTGGCGGGTCGCCGGTCAAGTCCGGCTCCCTACCGGGGGACGCCCCGGCAAAGCTAGAGATGTCGGCGATCCACCAGACCCATCCAGCTAACCCGATCACCGCCCCAGCCGCGATAGCCCTGCGCCGATGCCGATCACACCAAAATAATACGCACTAATTGCGCATTTGATCTTGACGAATGCGCAACCGTTGCGTATATATACTACATGAGCAACGGGGATAGCCCCAAGGATCGGAGAGACAAGATGGCAGACAAGTTCCTGAAAGTTTCGCGCGGCTTCGCAAACACCGTGATCTACTTTCGCGTTCCTGAAAACAAGGTTTCTGAGGCAGATGCTGCCTTTGCGACCTTCGAAGATGAAAACCCCGGCTGCTATGCCAAGTGGGTCAGCGGGCAAGGGCTGGGCGATCAGCCTGTCATGTGGGAAGACCGCGCCTATGCTGGCTACTGAAAATTGATGGAGAGAGACATGACCTACATCATCAGCAATGAGCGCGAAGCCACCTCCCAATCGTTCACCAACAAGCGCGCGGCCTATAAAGCGATGACGAAACTCAAGCGCCTCGGGGTTCACTTTACGGCGCGAGTGCATGATGAACACGGGTGCCGCTTCACCGGCGTCGATGCCATTCGGTACATCAAAGCCTGACCCATGACCCCCACAGAATTTGCCACCTACCGCAAAGCACTCGGCCTCACGCAGGCCGAGCTGGCGGTCGCCCTCGGTGTATCGCTCAGGACAATCACGGCCATCGAGGACGGCAGCAGCCCAAAGCTGCGCCTCTACGCGCTGGCGCTGCGGGGGCTGGCGGCCGAGACTACCGCCTGATCCGCGACACCCCGACCACCCCGAAGATCGAAATGACGATGCCACCCGCCCAGTCGTTCAGCGGCGCGGGAAGGGCGGCGATGGACCAGTCCTGCGGATAGGCGCAGCCAGCGCACCAGAACACCGAATAGACGCAGACGGCCGCGAACCAGAAGCCCAGCGGCAGTGCGAAGATCAGCATCAGCCAGAAGCCCCCGGCACGCATGAAGTCGGCCCGCGTCGTGTAATAGGTCTTGATGATCTCGGCCTTCAGCGCCTCGCGATCCGTCTCGGCATCGATCTTGCGGTCGACGGTGGACAGGATGCGGTCCAGCGGGCCGGAGGCCAGCCAGCCGAAGATCCATTTCAGGAAGCCCATCGCTTCACCCTCCCTCAGAACAGGGCCGATATCGCGCCGATCACGGCACCTATGCTGCCACCGGCCAAGATCAGCCCGGCCCATACACCCGGCCAGATGCCGTCTCGCGATCCCATGGCGCCCATCAGCCCCATCGTGAAGCCTATCGCCATGCCCCCGAACGTCCCTGCGATCACCGCTTCCATGGTGCCCTCCATTTCCGGCCATACCACCACGCCAGCGCCATGATCGCGCCATAGGCGGCGACGACACCGGCGCCTGCTCCGATCAGGATGCAGATCATCGTCCCAGCCGCCGCGCGATGGCATCGAGGATCAGCGACAGCCGCCAATCCGGCTGCACCATGGGCCAGCTCATCGCAGCGCCCTCGGGTCGGTCGTATACGGTCGGGCGGCGCCGCTCCGCTGCTGCATCGCGAAGGCCCAGAGGACCATGGGCGCGATCCGCAGCAGCGCCGCGCCGATCTCATCGGCCGACCACGGCAGCGCCCAAGCGAGGAGCTGCGCCGCGCCCTGCACCACCTCGGCCGGGGCGCCGAAGAACAGGATCGCGAATCCAACAACGGTGGCCCAGAAGGACCGGGTCCACGCGAAAAAGATGGGGGGCATGTCAGAACTCCTATGCAATCATCTTCTGAAGGTCGTCATCGCTGATGACTGTCGGGTCTTTTCCCGGCTCGCGAAGAAGCCAGTCGCCCGGCGACAGGTAGTACGGGCGATAGCCCCTGCCATAGCTGCCATCGATGACCCGGAACTCGGCAAAGCGGGGCAGCGGGTTCGGCCACCGCTCATAGGCGCAATAGTCATGGAAAAGCTGCACCTCTTCGGGATTGTCGAGGTCCAGAAAGACGGCGTGATGGGAAGCGGCATCACCAGAGCGCGCTTTCATCGATGCCTCTGACTTCACCGACCAGAAATTGAACGGCAGAACCTTGCGCCAGTAGGGCGCTTCACCCTTCGGCGTGTACCCGACCCACCCTTCGAGTGCCGCCTTGCCTGGTTCCTCTGGCAGCTTCTCAACGCCGATCCAATCGCGGCTGTCGAGTTTGCCATAGGTGAAATAGACAAAGTTCCTACCAGCCGCCCAATGCACCTCTGGCAAGCATTCGAAAAACCCTTCCGGCATCTCATGGTCGGGGCCGCGCCACTGCACGGCATCAATCTCACGCTTGACCGTCATCCGGTTCATGTCAGCGTCCTTTCATGCTTGCGAAAACGAACTTCAAGGCATCGACGATCAGGCCGATGACCCATGCGAGGCCGCCACCAGTAGGCGAGGACGGCAGAGGCGACGGCGTGGGCGGCGCGACCTTGGCGGCGTAACCCGCCGCCCGCAGCGCCGCCTCGAACGCCTCGGCATAACCCGCCACGTCGTCGGCGCGGTCCATCCTGTTGATGATCTGCCGCATCGGGCGATAGTCGGTGAAATCGGACAGGCGCTTGCCGGTGAACAGGCCGCGCTCCATGCCGTCGAACATCATGCGGACAGCCGGGATCAGGTCGCCGGATTGGGCCGGATCGGCCGCCATGCCGAACGTTGTGAAATTCGCCCGACCCGTGATCTGCGCCAGCCCGCCGCCGCGATAGCGCCAGCCATCGCCATAGGTGGTATTGCCGAGGTTCGCTCGGCCCCACTCCCCGCCATAGATCAGGTTGGCGATCATCTGTTGATTGGCCGCGCGGCTGCCGGATCGGCCATAGCGCCGCGCATCGGCCTCGCTGATCCGGTGGCGGCCGAATTTGGTCAGCAGCGCATCGACCGAATAGTTCAGGCTCTCGCGCACCGGCTGCATCCGTCCGCCGGTTTCAAGGTAGGGCGTGGCGAGGATGTATGCGAGGTGCCGCAGCGACGTCTCCCGCGCCTCTGCTTCGTCCAGGATGGCGTCCATGCCCCGAACCTGGCCCTGGGTAAGGCTGGTCCCGAACACGCCGCTGTCGCGGCGGCGGAGGGCCGCGTAGAAGGCGGCGCGATTCATCGTGCGGCCCCCAGCCTGAACTCATTCGACCGGACGCAGCGCTGCGCGATGGGAACCGTCCACCACATCATCGCCTGATGGCAGGTCAGGGCGTAGAACACGCCGTCAGCCAGGCCCTCCTCGATGCAGTCGCGCAGGGTGCGCAGCCCACCGGCCCACCACCAGAGCGGCTTGTCGATCGGTGCGGACAGGCCGCCCTTGTACTGGATCACGGGGGAGACATAGGGCGCGCAGACCGGCACCCCGTCAGCCTCACGGAAACTGACGATGAACCGGCCCGGAAATCCGATGTGCGTCACCCGATCGGCATGGACACGGGCGCGCATCGCATCGGTCGCGTCAGTGACGGTCACCGCCCGCAGGTCGATCCAGACATAGGGCATGACCATACTCGGCCCGAGGTACAGCAGCGCCAGAATGATTGGGATCAGCATGCGAAGCCGCAGGGTGCGGCGGCGAAAGTCGTTCATTTCCCACCTCCATAGCGGCGCAGGATTTCGGCCAGGACCTCTTTCGGATTGCGCAGGATCGTGGTTGCGCCATCGATCACGACCCACGCCAGTACCATGACCGAGGCGAGTGTCAGGTATGGGCTGGTCCCCCACTTCTCGACGATCTCGGGGGCAACGACGAGACCGATCAGCGCCGAACTGGCGACCTTCGCCGTGCGCGGCCAGAAGGGCAAGTCCTTATGGTTCACCCAGATGTAGAGGGCCGCGCCCAATATCGTTCCCGCGCCCTTCCAGTGGTCGCGCAGCCATTCCAACGCCGTCATGGCCATCCCCTCATTCCCAGTATGCAAAAGGCCGGGCGCGCGGCCCGGCCTTCCTCTGCCCCTCGTTTTCAGTTCAGGCGGCCAGCTGGCGCAGCGGCGCAACCCATGCCGGTTCGGGCGCCGTATAGTCACAGCCCTTGGCATTGACGATCTGACCGGCAAGGCTGCCCGCGTAGTCCTCCGCCTCGGTGTCGGCGACGTCCACGATGCCCGTGGCGTTCACATTGATCTTCGGCCAGCGGGTGTCGTAGCTGTCGATGTCGCTCAGGCCATAGTCGCTGTTCAGCACGGTCCAGCGGCGGCCGTAGAGGCCGTTGACGCCGCCGATGTGGAGGCCATTCGGAACCGGCGTCTTGATGTAGACATCCTCGATCGACATGTTCGAGAACCCGGCCTGGTGCAGGCCGAGGCCCTGCATCCGGCCCCAGCGCCGCATCGCGGGATTGGTGTTCTCGCTGGCGAAGCGCATCGGGTTGTCGTGGCGCACCGTCCAGTCAAAGAGCGCGATGTTCTTGAGGGTCAGGTTGCGCATGACGACGACCTTCCTGTTGCTGTCCAGCAGGAAGGATTGCAGGCCGTCAGGGTGGTTGCCGTCGTTCATGTAGACGAGGTCGGAGCCCAGCAGGTTGCGGCAGACGAGGTCGTGGGCGGTCGCCCGGAAGCAGTCACCCGATGCGCCGAAGACGCGCAGGCTATCCATGACGCCGCGATCGCCCATCATGTTGAAGCCGAACCGGACGCCCTCCGCGTAGCTGTCGATGATCGCGCTGTCCGCTCCCTGGATCATGACACCGCCTTGCGCCCGAGAACGCCATTCGGCCTCGGTCCACCAGGCATGGTTCGCGCTGTCCAGGTGACCCTGGCAGAAGGCATCCATGACGATGATCTTGGAGGTCGAGGCATCAGCCGTGATGCCGTAGACCTTGTTTTGCAACTCCGGCCCGGTGCCGCCGCCCGTGGCATTGCCTTTCGGGCAGGTGCCGAGACCGAAGAGCTGCACGTCCTTCGATCCGCCCTTCAGCAAGATGCTCTCGAACTTCGCCTCGCGACGGTTCTCGGCCACGATGGTCAGCTGGCCGCCCAGGTTGACGCCGGACAGCGTGATCGCCCCGAAATGCCCGTTCTTGACGCCGATGGTCGCAGGGCCGCTGCCCAGCTTCGCCACCTTGTCGCGCAGGTCGGTTTCGTTGATCGCAACGGTCGAGCCGATCACCGGCGGCGTCGGGACCGGATCGGGATCGGGCGGCGGGTCAACCGGCGTCGGCTCCACCGGCGGATCTACAGGTTCCGGCACGGGGGCATCTGCATCGAGGTCGCCAATGCTCTTGGCGCGCATCGTGACCAGATAGTCGCCTTCCTTGACCCTCTCGATCTGCGCGACCGAGGTCAGGAAGAGGATGCCGTGGGTCTTGTCATAGATGGTAGACCGAAGCCCGTCGGACGGGGCCACGTCGGGCGCGTACTCATAGCGCGGATCGATCTTGTCGAGGGTCATGTGATGATCTCCTAGCTGCGCAGGCGCGCGTTGGCGGCATCCCAATCGGGCCACATGCAGAGCCGCCCGAGAGAGCCGTAGTTTTCCGATGCAAATTTCCCCGGTCCGCCGCGCATCGAATAGTGCGGCGTGTCGCCCGACAGGACACTTCCCGGCCCGGTGATCGCGGAATCGGTGCCGTCCCAGATCGGCGACAGGTCGGACCCCGGCCCGTGGTACTGGTCGGACACATAGATATGCTCGATCCGCGCCGTGCGGTCGGTCACTAGCGCGGGCGTACCAGAGGTCGCACCGAACAGTTGCAGCGCCCCGTTGACGTTGCCGCCGGTATAGATACCGGCACGATCGGTATAGGTGGTGCCGAGGACCGTGTAGCAGTTCGAGGCGTCCCAGGTGACCATGAAATGCTGTTTCGTGGTGACGTTCGTCCCGAAGAGAAGGTTCGAGGAAAACGGTCCGCTGAACATCAGCTGGCCATTGGTGCGCAGCTGGATTTCGCAGTTGCCGACCTTCATGAACCGCGATGTCGCCGAACTGATCTTGGACACCACGATAGAGATGGTCCCGGCGGTCGAGTTGCCCGCGATGAACGATTGCAGGACGGGGGTGCAGGGCCGGAACGTGGTTCCGCCCGTGGCAAGGCCCAGCATCAGCCGATTGACGTTCGATCCCTGCGCGTTATGGACCTCGATGAAGAATTCCGCCCAGTCGCCCGTGGGCGCAGCCCCTGCCCCACGATAGACATTCCGGCCCGACAGGGTGATCGCGCCCGTGTTGCCGAAATCGTTGTTGACGTTCGATGCGGTGATGGTGCCGATGGTGTCAAGCTGACCGATCAGCGTTCCAGCCGGGACAGACCAGTCAACCGCCATCGTCTGCATGTGCATGTAGGGGGCGCCGCCCGCCATCGCCGTGCAGATCGCCGCGATCTCCGCGCTCTGCGCCTCGGAAAACGCGCTGCCGGGGTGGGTGGTGTCCAGTCCCCCGGTCGGGGTTGGCGACGACATGAACGCCGCCGGGGCCGCGCCCTCGATCCATTCCGTCGGCAGGGTCGCGACCGCGCTTTCCGCGCTCATCCGGTGCGCGAGCTTGAGCATCCCGCAATGCCAGTTGTAGCCGTGGAATCCCAGCGACCGGGCATAGTCCAGACTGCCGTAGCTGGCCCCCGTTGGCCCGTTGGCGTCGAACGGCATAAACAGCGTCGTCGCGGTGTCGAAGCCCGCCGCTGCCGCGCGATCAACGCTCGCCTGAATGCCTTGCTGGATCGCGACAGCCCCGCCGCCAGCGCCAAGGTCATTGGTCCCCCACGACACCACATCGACGCCGCCCGGCCCCGCCGCCTCCATCCGCGTCACGATCTGCGCCGATGTCTGCCCGCCGCCACCCTCGTTGGCGAAGGTGCCGCCCGTCAGCGTCTCGACCTCGCCCGGCCAGTCGCCGTGCCGGATCACGTCATCGGTCGGCGTGTAGGCGAGGTTGACGTATTCCGAATACCCGGCACCAGAGGCAAGCATGGTGTTGGCCTGAGCATTGGCCGTGATGCTGTCGCCCCAGGCGCTGCCCGACAACGCGACATAGGACGTGCTGCCCATCAGGCCCTGCATCGTGTCGATCTGCGGCAGGAAGGTCGGGCCACCGCCAGCGCCATGCTTGCGATGACTGGCAACGCTGGCGGCAAGCGCGAGCGCGAAGGTCACGATGCGACCCCGCCGCCCCAGCTCTCCCAAGCATCGACGCCTGATTTTTCGAACTGTACCTTGGCCGCCTCGTCGATGACGATGGTTCCATCGACAATGCCGTTCAGCGTGTCGCCAGATTCAACACCAACCGTGACCGGCCCGGCGCCTTGTGCCCGGCCAATCAGCACCAGCGAGGTATTGGGGACGGTCAACGTTGCGTCGGCAGGTAGGATTACCGTGGATGGCGACACGCCATCCATGATGACTTGACCTCCGATATCACCAGCAACGATGGCATAGGACGTACCGCTTTGCCGGTTGGTCTTGGTGCGCGTGAGGTAGACCATTTCGTTTGCGCCCGACCGCCCGACGACAGCAGAATCATCCATGACGACCGGGGTTGGTGTCTTGTTCAGTTCAACCATTTCGCGCCCCCTTAGACCGCTGCCTGAAGTTCTATTTCGACGTAACCGCAGCCGGGCTTGATGACCGGCTTTCCGGCAAGGTCGTAGGTAAATTGCCCGATATAGTCCCCTTCGGTATCTACGTCGGCAGCGACAGGCTGATAGATCAGAATGCCATCGGTCGGGCCTAGGGTTTGCGACGATCCATCTTCAAAAGTATAGGTTCCGTTCGCGACCAACCCATCAGCATTATCCACCTTGCGCACTGTTCCATTGCGAAGTTTCATCGAGAATTTGACATTCGAGACCCCGTTCAGGGGGACCGGCTTCCCGGCCTCGTCCAGCAACTGAACCCCCCAGGCATGACCGTAGCTTCCGACCGTCTGACAAATGCGCGCGTAATTCACCGGCCGCCTCCGATTGCTCTTGCTGATCCGCGCCCGCCAATCGCCCGAGCGCCGGGGCGGTTGCGGGACGCGAGGATTATGAATGTGATGGTCTGCGGCACCTTGCCAGATGCCGTCGAAATGCCGCTTGCCGCGCCAGACGAGATGGCGACTGATTTCCCGACGCCCTGAACCGTGACCGCGCCATAGGCGTTACCGGATGAGGTTCCGGCGCCGGAAGCCGACCCTGAAACATTCGCGGCGCCGGACGATGCCCCGACTGCCGTAATGACCGACCGGCCGACGGCTACAGCTGATGACGAAGACCCAGAGGCGCCCGACGCAGCCGCCTCAGACTTTCCGGTGCCAGACGGCGTTGAATTTCCAGCAGCGCTTCCGGCCGTCGCAACGATCGATCCGCCCCCGCCCGTTGCGGATGAGGAACCCGCCGATATGCCAGAGCCACTTCCCAATCCGGGCGCGGACGCTGCGGCAGCGCCCGCACCGGCCGCCGACCCGCTTGCGCTCGCGATGGACGCCCCACCGCCATCTGCCGCCCCGGCACCGGAGACCGACCCGGAGCTGGTCGCAAACGATGTACCGGCCCCGATAGCGGACCCCGCGCCGTCCGAGCTGCCGGAGGCTGCAACATCGGCCGCACCGACACCATCGGCAGAGGCAGCGCCAGAAGCCGCGCCGCTGCCGATAGCGACGGCACCAGAGGTCCAGGTCGTGCTTTCATCAATCCAGAAGGCGGGATCACCGAACCAAGTCGTGCCGGATGCCGGAACGGCGCTGGCCGTCGCCGCACCATCGGACGACCCGCTTGCGGCCGCCATGGATTTGCCAACGCCTGACACCGATGCGGTGGCAGAGGAGATGCCAGATCCGGTGACCGTGCTGCCCCCGGTCGTAACCTCGACCCGCACCACGACAATGCCGCTGCCACCGGCGCCACCAGAAGTATTGTTGCCAGATCCGCCACCGCCACCGCCAGTGTTCGCGGTCCCGGCCACACCGGCACCGTTCGAGCCACCAGCACCCCCGCCATGCGTCGCCGCGCCGCCGGTCGATCGCGATCCGCCGCCGCCGCCGCCCGCATAATCCTCAGATGCCCCGGTTCGGAAGGTGGTCGAAGTACCGGCGCCGCCAGCACCACCGGCCGCCGCCGCGGCAGTCTGACCGGCACCGCCCTGACCGCCGCCGCCGCCGCCGGACCTGTTCAGCGTCGTGCCGGAATTGTTCCCGTCGCCACCAGCGTTGCCGCTGCCGGAGGCCGCACCGCCGGTCGTATCCCAGCGGCCACCACCGCCGGAGCCGCCAATACCGCCGGTCGTGCCGCCGGTCGAACTGCCGTCGCCATAGCCGCCGCCAAGGGCGGTCGCTACTGCCGCACCGCCGCTCAGCGCGAGAACGGAGTCGCCACCATTCGAGCCAACGGTGTTGTTACCGCCAGCGCCGCCAGCGCCAACGGTAACGTCGAAGGTCTGCCCATCAGACGGTGACCACTGTCCGGTCTGAACTTCGCCAGCCCCGCCGCCGCCGCCCGCCGCAAAGTTACGACCGCCGCCGCCAGCACCGCCGCCGACGATGAAATACTCCGCGATCCCGCCAACGTCGAAGGTGATCGAACCGGAAGACAGGAACGTATACACGTCCCATGTCTTCCCGCCATCCGTGATCTGGGCATAGCCGGGGCTGCCAGTGGTGCTGAGGACCGTGGTCATGGACCGGACTTAGTCCTCGGTAATAGCGGTCGAGGTGTCGAGCTTCGGCGTGACGCCGGTCGAAATCGCGATGGTGGGCGAAATCGCACCGCTGTAGAGGATCTTCCCGGTCCCGCTGGCGGCTGTGCCAACAGAGAAGTGCGTGGCCGTTTCGCTGCCGCCGGTCGCGGCCGGAAACGTGATGTCGGCTGCCGGGTTGACGACATTGTTCGTCACCGTCCAGCCGACCGCCGTGCGCGCGACAGCAACGCGGGCATAGCTGGTATAGGCGCACTCATTGGTCGTCTGATCGCCAGCCTCGCCGGGATCGGCGGTGTGCAGGCCGACATAGAGGTTCGTCAGCGGAGACGTGCCAGCATTGTCGGCGATGTTCGCGATGGCGATCGCGTTGAAGATCATCTTCAGGAAATCGTTCTCGAACGTGTTGCCCTTGCTCATGGTCAAACTCCATTAATTCGCCCGCAGGCGTCTTTCAGTTTCGGGATTTCAGGGGTTGCCCGTCCGGGCCGGATCAGACCTGCGCGTAGGCCAGGAAGAATGTGTCGAGTTCGGCGTCGCTCTTGCCCTGCGCCTGGGCGAGCTGGATGACCAGCGGATCGAGGCGGACGATGTAGGACGGCTTGATCGCCCGCGCCCGCGCCGCGAATTGCGCCGCCTGCGGCATGGTCGCGATCAGGGCCAGCACCCCGGCGGGCAGCGTTCCCGCCAGCCACGCATCGCCCTCCGCCTCGCTGATCCACCCCTCCGCCACCAGCCCGATCAGGAGCTGGGCGAAGGAAAGCGTCATGGTGGTGCGGGCGGCGGCGTCAATCTCTGCCTGCGTCGGCGCGGGCGGCGGCGCATAGGCGGTGATCGTCACGCCAGATGCCATAATCGCGGCCCACTCGATGGGGTCGCGCGCCTGCGAAATCACGCGGTCGCTGCCGTCACCGCGCGATGCCACGATCATGTCATTGCCCGCCGAAACGTATGATGCCGAAATGTAGCTCATCCAAATACCCATGTACTGTTGTGGCCGCCCTGCCCGTCCTTGGCTGCGTAGGGGCTGAATGGCCACAGGTTTTCACCCGCCGTCTTGAGGCGGATCAGGGTCAGCGACGCCGCGTTCGACGCGTTGTTGGCGCGATGGCGAAGCTCCAGAACGTCGCCCTTGGCAATCGTCAGATCGATGGACCGCGCGGCTGTCGTGGATGTCGAATAGGTCGTCAGGACCGATCCGTTGAGGACAACCTGCGTTTCGGAGTTGGAGCCGCTTGCCGGGGCTTGGGTAAATGTCAGCCGCACCTCGCCGGTCTGCACGAACAGATATTTCCAGGCCGCCGTGTAGGTAAACCCCGTGCCGGAGGAATACGTCGATGCATCGCTATACCGCACCACGTCGCCGAGCGTCGGGTTTTCAAGGGCGTCAACGTCAAGGCGCGGGGCGCCTGATGCGCCCTCGAACATGGCGATTGGGTTGTCGCGCAGGCGACGCAACAGCGATGTTGTGACCGGCTTCTTGTGGCCGGTCTCGATATCCGTGACGGTGGTGTACGTTGCCATGTTGCCTCAAAAAAGAACGTAGGGTCCGGTTCCGTCCGGGAACTGGAGAAGGGTGTCGTCGACGATGAAACACCCCTCGGCGATTTCGGTTGGCGAGGCCGCGTCATAGTCCGGCGCGGTGTCCAGCATGATGAAGCCGAACCGCCCGTCGAAGGTGAAGGTCTGCGCCTCGATCCTGATCCGCTCACCCGCCGTTTCCTCGCGGTAGCGGACCTGCATCGGATAGGGCAGCGCGGCACCGGTATCATCCAGGACCAGATGCGATGACACCTCGACCAGCGTCGTCAGATTGATTGAGGCAAGGTCCTTGCGATCGATGTCGCAGGTCAGGGTGCGCGGGGTGTTCCGGTATCGGTTCAGCAGCCGATCGGCCAGAATACCGGCATTTGCATCGTCACCGGATGTCCCGAACCAGCGGCTGAAAATCTCCTTCACGCGGCTCTCGCCGTAAAGGTCTGGCCCCTCTCCAATCAGGTCTGCGGCGACATGCAGGCGCTTGAAGTTCTTGCCATCGGTAACGGTATCTGTCGGGTCGATCACGCCATGCCAGAACAGGATCTGGCTCGCGCGCTCCTCCACGCTATCCTCGATGTCAGCCGACCCTTCGACGATCTGCGCCCCATCGGTCAGAGGCACATAGGTCTGAGAGATTTCCAGCGGCTTGTTGACGTAGAACTTCAGCTCTTGGTCGATTTCGTCCCAGTAGACCATGATCCCATGCTGACAAAGCTCCCCGATCAGGGTCGCGACGCCCTCTGGCTTCGCGATGATCGCGCTGAAGACGATGCCGCCCAGCCATCGCTCCGCCTCTGCCTGCCAGGCCGCGCTGTCGATGAATGCGGATGAGACGCCCGCGAAGGTCACCAGAAGATCGGCGATGATTGCGTCGGCAGGCTGGTTCACATATTCCAGCGCCTGCTGCACTACGTCGCCAGCCGAATGCCCCTTCACATCGGTTTCGGCGACGCCGCGTTCGGTGACCGTGAAATCGTCGCCGACCCGCGTGAAGCGCATCAGCTCCCGCCCGACCGCGATCAGGCCCGCTGCATCGTATTCATCCCCGATCGTTGCCGGTGTCAGCGTGAAGGCGGTAGCGGTGTCAGTGATGTCGGCCGCCAGCTTGCCCTGCGATGGGCGCGGCGCCTGCGCCTTGTCGGGGTCGGCCAGGTTCAACACGTCCTGCGCGGTGATCGTTACTACACCGGCGGCATTCGGCCCAGACCATTCGGTAATGACGTAATGCGCGACACGCATCGACCCCAATGCGTCACCCTCATACCCGGTCAGGACGCGCAAGGACCGGCCGAGATAGTAGGGCCAGCGCGCATGCAGGCGGGTGAAGAACGTGCCGCGCGTCGCGGGATCATAGCCGATGCCATCGGCCTGCGCCGCCCCTGTCACGCGCTGCGCGCGGTAGGGGTCAAGTATGCTGTCCTGCCAAGTGAAATCCTGAAGCACGACCGTCACCCGTGCCCGCTGCCCAAGCGGGGTGGACTTCGGGTCGATGCCCGACAGGTTCACCCGACCGGGCCGCGCGGACACCGATGTCAGCGCCGGGAAGACGTTGTTCGCCGGGCGCGCGCCAGAGACGTTTTCACCGAAGCGCAGCGTCATGTCCGCGGGCGAAAACGCGGTCACAGACTGGCATGTTGCCCGGCTGTTGAAACACTTGCGAGCGCCCGTGGTGCCCAGCACCGCCGTACAGGGCAGGCTGCCATAGGTCCGGGTGCATTGCGGCAGGTCGATCTCGACGATCTTGATCGGGCGGCGGGCCAACGTCATGGGGCGGCCCCCTCGAACACCCGTGCCTCGACCTGCGCGCTCATATAGTCTTTCGGCCCGGAATTCGACGGGCGGATCACCGCACCATCCCGCCAGATGTAGTGCAGGTCTTGCCCGTATTTTGTCGGCCGCCACGCGATGAAGGCAGGGTTGCCATCGTTGAACGCGCGCTGGAAGGCCATCCACTGGGCGCCGCGCACGAAGGACTCTGGCAGGTGGTCGAAGTTCAGGCCGATGCGACTGCCGCGCTTGATGACGCTGGACCCCAAAAGGTTCCCACCCGCGGAGACGTTGGATTGCAGCTCGACCTCGGTCGGCGTGATCACAGGCGCGAACCCCTGGTAGAACCTGTCCGGCACCGTCAGGACATTACCGATGAAGATCCCCGCGACGCTGAGGTCAGCAAAGGCGGGCAAATCGTAGAAAACGACACGCCAGTACTGCCGCGCAGGCGCGCCGGAAAAGTAGCTGCCATCCGCGACGCCGGACATGTTAGCCGCTGTGATCGGATCACCGATGGCGACCCATGTTGATCCATCGACGGAGTGGTCAACCCGAATGCTGGTCACGCCAAGCGCGGCCGCGTTATGCCCGATCACACCAATGAAATCGGGCGCGACGGCTGACCCCATGTCGCACTTGAATATGACGTTGCCGATCGAGGCCAGCGCATCGGGTGTCCAGGCATCGAACGTCGTCCCGCTGACTGCATTGATCGCCTCTCCACCCACGGGCGCCGTGCGCAGCGGGGTGGTGATCGTCGCGGTCGCAGCAAGGTTTTCCCATGCGATGATCGGATTGTTCTGCGTCCCGGCCGCCGCCAGAAGCGCCGCACGGGCGGAAGAAATGGTCAGGGTCATTTCGTGTAGACCAACTTGAAGCCGCGATCGCCAGCCTCTTGCGTCAGCGCGTCGAGAAGCTTCCCGACGGCACCACCGCTGTAGAACTGGTTCGGGTCGAGGCCAGAGATACGAATGTCGAGCGGTGATGGTCCGGCCGCGGCGGGCGCGACAGATGATGCCCCACCACCACCGCCACCGGCGGCGCCCCCGCCGCCGCTGCTGTTTACGCCTTTGATAGCCGCGACAAACCCAAGGCCCTTGGCGATGATCGCCGCGGCAGCGGAAAGGTTGTACGGAAACGGCAGCTTCAGTGCGGCGGCGGCGCCCTGATAGGTGGAGATCAGGGCCTGCGCCGCCCCGAACACCTTGGCGATCCGCAGGGCCTTCGCATTCATCCCCCCAAGAGCCGACAGGATCTCTTCGCCAGCCCCGAGTACCGAGGTCAGCGCCGCCCGGTTGCCAAGCTCGCGGATTTGCGAAAGTCGCTGAAGGTACTCCTCTTCCAGGCGCAGCTTGGCCTCATTCCGACCACCAAGTGCTTCAAGCTCTGCGTCGGTCGCGGCATTGATCGCGTCAAGGCTTTCGCTGTGCCACTTGTCCAGCGCCTCACGTTCGGTCATCAGACCATTGGTCAGGGTCTCCAACCGGCGCTCCATCTTCTTGGCCAGACTGTCCCCGCCGCCCTTCGATTTCCCCTTCGAACCGTCCAGCCCCTCTGAAACTGTGAAGTCTCCGTTCAGGGCTGCGTTGGCCTCTTCCACCGCCAAGGTGTTTAGGGCAATTTCGGCATCGAGCTTACGCAACGCCAACGCCGCCTGTTCATTCCGCGCGATGAATCCGCCAAGCGCCTTGTCCATCTCCGCCATGTTGCGGGCGCCGGTATTAACGATGCCGTCGAGGCCACCGAACAAGACATCTGTCGGGTTGCTGGCGGCATTCCGCATCGCCGCATCGCCCTCGCGCTTGATCGAATCCGCAAGGTTCTGACGACCCTGTGCCAGCTCACCGCCGCGAATACGAAGAAGCTCCAGTTCGACACCAAGGACCTGTTTTCGGGCCTCGTACTCCTTCTTCGAGTTGGCAGCGACGATTGCTGCGGCAGAGGAAGAGGCGCCGCCGGTCGCATTGATTGCCTTATTGTATGTCTCATGCAGCTGCGCCAGCTGCGAAATCGTTCCGCGAACTGAATCGAGGCTGACCTTGTTGGCGTCGATTTCATCGGTCAGTTTCGAAACACCGTCGGCTGCGTCGAAGAATGACCCGGCCAGCGGCCCCAGGATGGCGAAGGCCGCGCCAGCGACGGCGCCGAACACACCGAAGCCGCCCAGCAGCTGCGGCAACTGCATGGACATCGCCCTCATCGCGGAAGTCCCGCCAGCCACCTGAACGGCGAAGTCGCCCACCTGATAGGCTGCGTTCTGAACGCCGCGCCCTAGCGCTCCGCTCGACCCGGCAACGCGATCGACCTGTACGGCAGCGGCATTGGCGGCTGGACCCAATCGCCCGAACTCGGCCGCAGCCTCGGCTGCGCGCTGGCGGATACGGGCCAGCGCCGCCTCGCCAGCTGCGCTGTCTCCGCCGATTTTGACACCGATGGCAGGGATCATTCTGGGTTCCAGTTTTTCAGGTCGTCAATATCCGCTCGGACAAGACTTCCGGGCAGATCATGGTCGTCTTCGCGCGGGCGACGCAGCTCGAACTCAAGGGTGAATTCGGCGAAGGTCATGTTCCAGAAATCGTCCGGGGCCAGCCCCCAACCGCGCGCGATCAGGTACATCGACTGCCAATCGACTTCCTCCGCCTCGCCATCGATCTGATGGCATTTCAGTCGGAGGCGTCGGTCTTTTTTCCGTCAATCTCCGCTGGCGACAGCGCCAAAATAAGCCCATCGCGCAACGGACCGATCTCTTCCGGGGAGGCACCCATCAGGACGGCATAGATCTCTTCTTCTGTCACGCCATCGGCGCCGGCCGATACCAGCAGAACCCAAAGTGCATAGGCCATGTGGCTGGTTTGCGCCTCACCCCGAAGGATGTTCGTCACCATGGAAGGCAGAGAGATGCCGCGGCTTTCGATTCGCTGCAAAAGCCGCATGCTGGCCGTGACGGGATAGTCCACACCCTTCCAGGCGATCATGATCTCGCGAAAGAAAGAGGCCATCAGGATCAGCTCCAGGCGATCGCGCCGGACGATTCCAGCGCCATCTCGAAGGTGGCGGCCTCGGCGCCCTCGTTGCCTCCAGGCGTAAAGGTGGTGATGAAAAACTGCCCCCGGAACGTGCCCAGCCCTTCGATGTCCAGCTCGAACCAGTGCAGAGCGGTACCGTCTCCCGCATTGGCGGCAAGGCCGATCAGGGTCGTGATGCCATCGCTGAGGATGCCCGAACAGGACAGCGACATGCTCTTGACGCCGATGTCGTTCAGATAGGTCCGAACACCCGCATCGTCCTTGGTGGTTGCGTCGATCGCCTCATTGTTGATCGTGCCGCTGTCGGCCTTTGCTCGCGCGATCTCGACCGCCGCACCGGCACCGGCACCGTCCGAATCATATTTGATACGGACCTTCCGGCCCGCGATCTCTCCTGCCATTTCGGCCTCCTGGTTTCAGGTTTTGGGTTGCGCGATCAGATGATCGCTGGGGTCTGAACGGGCACGGTCATGGTGATGACCGCCGTGGCGACACGCTGGGCGCCGTCGCCATCGATATTTATCTCGGTCAGGGTCAGTTCGGGCTGCAAGCTCAGCGGCGAAAGCGCCGGCAGAAGAAGTGCCACAATAGCGGCAACATGGTCGTCGACCAGATCTTCAAGATCGTCGCCACCGATGATCTTGAAGATCACCAACAGGTCGATCCGGTCTTCATCGCTATCCTTGTCGATCTTGACCGTGATGGTTCTGGGTGTCGCGACCGAATAGACCGGTAGGGCATCACGATCGACGCTCTGCGACCAGGCAGGAAGATAGGTCCAGTGCCGCGTGGGCGTCGATACTACCAGCGTCGATCTGGCCGCGTTGCGAATGGTTTTGCGCGGCGATGTCAATGGTCCTGTTCCTCAAGCTCGAACATCACGAAACCGTCGGCGGCCGGGGACTCCCCCGGAACGCGATTCAGCACGATATAGGTCTTCCCGTTTCCAGGCCTGATCCGATCCTCACGCGCAAGCTTCGGAGCAACACCGGCTGGTACTTTCAGCGTTGGCGCCCCGATCCAGACCGATCCACCGTCAGCATCGGCCACTTCGATCGGCTCCGACCGGAACACGGCCTGAACGTTAAAGCTGCCGCCAGATCTCGGGATGATCATGACAGGGCTGCCAAACACGTCGTTCAGCAGCCCCGCCATACCGTCGAACAGCGTCATGTCAGCCGTTCAGGCGGACGATGCCGGTGGCACTCGGGTTGACGGCCGCCTGAAGCGCCTTGCCGACCAGCGTGTTGCCCGTCGCCGTGGTGGTCAACACCTTGTTGGTATCGTCCCAGTAGATCGCGGCGCCGACAGTCCACGCCTGGGCAGAGGTCTTCGCATGCTGGACAACGCCGGTGGTCTGGATCAGCACATCATTGCCGGACGTGGCGTCATAGACGGCGATGCCAAAGAGCGTACCGACCAGCAGGCCACCGCCGGAAAGCACGTCATAGGGCGCGGGGACCGTCACGCGGACCCCATCCTGGACATAGTTTTTCATCGTGTTTCTCCAAGTTTTTGGTGAAGGTCAGCGGGCGACAGGGACGCCGCCCGCCATCACATCAGGGATGGCGCGGATCAGGCGCCCGCGTTCTTCCAGCCGCCACGATAGTCGGTCGCGCCACAGCCGAAGTCATGCTCAAGCGACACCTTCGTGCCCTGGATGCCGAACGGGTCCTCCATGCGGAAGCGCGGCGCGCTGTAGCCGTCCAGAAGACCCCACTCGAAACAGGGCAGCTCATCCGGCGAGACGAACAGATACCACGCGTTGCCGGTGATTTTGGCGGTCACAGCGACAGACAGGGTTCCGGCGAACGGATTCACGTTTCCGGCCTGCTGCGCCTGGATCGGCGCGACGATCTGCTGCGCCTCGGTCTCCTTGTCCGGCCCACAGAGGAGGATGGACGGCGAAAGCTCCAGCTCGGCCCCATCGACCGACTTCTTCTTGCGGATCTCGGCGCGCCCGGTGCTGAGCGAGGCGAGCGTGATCGCCGCCGCCGTCCCGGCCTTGGTCTTGTCGGTGGTATTGAACACCTGACGGCCGGTCTCGATCAGGGTCGGACCATCCGAATTGGCGCCACCCAGCATCATCGCGTAGAAGGTCTTGTCCTCGAAGCGCGCGACCGCCATCCCGCGATCGTTAAGGACCTGCGCGATGCCGCCGAGCGAATCGTTAACCATCATCTGCCGCGACAGCAGGACCTGGACACCATAGGCCTTGACCGCCGTTTTCTCCTTCGACTCGCCGAAGGTCCCGGCGTTCAGCTCACCCGATTGCGGATCGACCGGCTGAAGGTCCGGGAAATCACCGACGCGCACCGTCGTGTGGTCGCGGAAATCGACGTAGCTCCGCTGACGGGCAATCCGGCGATAGGTCGGTTGGGCCGAGGCGTAGCGCGCCGCCAGCGAGCGGTTCAGCGCGTTTTCGAACAACGCCGGGAAGTCGCTGGTGGAGTGGAACGCCATCCGCAGCATCTCTTCCCGCGCCGCAAAGCCGGACGGGACACGCTGGCGGCCAAGGCGATGACCCGCCATCTCGACCAGCGAATAGTCCATGAACTCGCGCGCGGCCGCCTGACGGGTGGCATCCTCGACGCGCTCGGTCGAAAGACGCATCGTCAGCGCATCTTCCATCGCCATGCGTCGCGTCTCGGTTTCATCGCGCCCGCGCGGCGTCACCGAGATGCTGGACCCGATCGGCTCACGCGCCGCCATGGTCGCCATCAGGCGCGCACCGGCGGCGTCAACCGAGGTGCCATCGTCGATCAGCACCTGCACATCCTCATCGGTCAGGCGCCCGGCCACCATGAAGGGCTGCGCCATCTGGCGAATGCCGGTGGCGCGACGGCGCTCCTGCATCACCGCATCGGCGCTGGTGGCCGCAGGATCGTCATTGACCTCTGCGGGCGGGGTCGCCGGAATTTGCCCCGGCGCGGGCATCAGATCTTCTTGGGGCATGTGACCCTCCGTTGATGTGGCCTCTTGGGCCGGGATACCGCGCTCTGCGGCGGTGACGTTCCGGGGGCGCCGCGCGGCGGTCGGCCCCGGTTTCTTGCTGCGCATCAGCGCGGCATAGGTGTTAAGGGACGCGCGCATGGCGCCTTCGGCGGCGGCACGATCGGCCGGGACGACGACAGGCGCGGACGGCGCGGACGCGGCGGGTGCCACGCTGTCAACGACCTCATGCACAAACCCCATATCCACCGCCTCTTGCGGCGACAGATAGGTCTCCGCCTTCATCATCGCGGCGATGTGATCTGCCGTCTGTCCGCTCGCCTGCGCATAAACGGATCCATAGATCGACGCGATCTTGTCGAGGTAATCCGCCCCCGCCCGCATTTCCTCTGCGGTCCCCCAGATCATCGCCGAGGGATCATGGATCATGATCCAGCTGCCCGATGTCATTTCGCGGCGCGCACCCCCCATCAGCAACAGCGATGCCGCCGACGCCGCAACACCTTCCACGACGATCCTGACACCGCCCGGATGACCCGCGAGGATGGAGCGGATCGCCTCACCCGCAACCGGGTCGCCGCCTTCGGAATTCAGCCTGACCGTCACCTCGCCGTTGCCAAGATCGGCCAAGGCCTCGCGCACCATCTGCGGGCAGAAATAGACCTCGTCTTCCCAGGCCCAACCGGCGCTTTCGTCCGACATGACATAGCCGGACAGGATGACCTGCCCACCAGTGATAAGATCGCGCCCGTGCCTCATTGCCCTGTCTCCACCTGTTTCGCCTGCTTTTCTGCCCTCGATACGCGCGCGGTCGGGGTATCCACCGCGACAGGCTCATCGAGTTGCAGTGTTTCATCCTGCTGCCGATCCTCGGCGCGTTCGCGCCGGACGCGATCCGGGTCCAGCCCAAGGGTGCGCTGAACGGACTGGCGGCTGTTCAATCCGCCCGCGACCTGCTTCAGCATTGCATCGACCTCATCGTTCGGGTCGATCAGCGGGCGACGCGGGGCCGTCCATGTCATCGCGAACGCCTCGCCCGGATGAATGCGCGTCATCGGAAACGCCTCGCGTACCCAGCGCTCCACGCCCGCACAAAACTGACCGATCATCAAGAGCTGCTGCCACCTCTCGACATTGCGGTCCATCTCCATCCGGCCCATCCTGCCGGAGCTGAAATTGACCCCGCTGAGATCGCCCGTCAGCGACTCCCGCGTGATACCGATCCCCATTGCGATGGCGCCGAGGCCCTCGCGCATGAATTCCGAATATGCATCGACTTTCGGCGGCTGCGTGAACGACACCTCCGCACCATCAGGCACCCCGATGATGGCGCCCGGCTCAAGCTCTGACAGGCCTTTCAACCGGTCAGCAGGATCGCCCGGCATGCTATCCTTGTCATAGGCGACGATGGCAGCCATCAGCGCCGCCATCTTCTGCTTCAGGATCTGCGCCTCCTGGTAATCGCTCAACTCGCCCATCGCCAGCATCACGGGCGCCAGCCACGGCACACCCCGCAGCTGGCCCGGACGGTCGAAGCGCCGCACATGGATGATGTCGGCCCATGACACGCGCTCGGATCTGACACGATCTCCCAGAAGGCGCGCGTTGCCGGGATGGCGCGGGAAAACGTGGTAGGCCTCGACATCCCCGATGGGGCTATACTCGATCCCTTCGCAGACCTCGTTTTTGCCGTTGCTGGTGATCGTCGTGTCAAGGTGATCGACCTCAAGCAGCTCGATCTGAAAGCCAAGCCTCAAACCCTGCGCATAACGTCCCGTTCTCAGGCGGCGGCGGGCCAGCACCTCGCCATCCGCGAAGACCGTGTTCATCACGACCTCCTGCATGGCGTAAAGGTTCAGCTCCCCCAACGCATCCAGCCATGGCGAAAGCAGATGCCCAAGAACGGCATCCGCGATTCCTCGCTGAACTTCAGGATTGTCATGTTTCACCGCAGGCACCACTCCGGTCCCGACGACGTTCGAGGTGACAACGGATTGCGCTCTGACGGCGTAAGGCCGGTTCCGCAGAAACTCCCTGGACAGTTGGCGAAGCGGCGCGCGAACGCCATAGGCGGCGGCGTCAGCATCGGTTGACGGAGCTTTCCATCCATAGGTGCGCCGCCCCTTCGACGCGCCATCGTAGTTCATCATCAACGACATCGCATTGCGGGCCTGCGTTCGGCGCATGCCGGCCGACGGGCTGATCTCGCCGATGATCTTGTCCAGCCCCTTTCCGAACCAGCTCACCTCAAAGACCCCGCCCTGTCGTCACATATCCGACTGCGAATCCCGCTTTTGTCGTCCCGGCGACCTCTGCCTCCATGTCGGCCAGACGCCGGCGCATTTCGCCGTAGCTGTCGAATTCGATTTCTTCGCCGTTACCAAGGCGCAGCTTTTTCACGCCCTTCGCGATGTTGCGGCGAAGGGCGTCGATATCGGCCTGTGTGTATGCCATTCTCAGTTTTTCCTAAGCCATTTGATCGTCGATCCTGACGCCCGCGACGGGGCGGCGCGGCGATCAACGGCAATGCTTTCCTCAGCGCAGTCGCCGCTCGCGACGGCGAATGGGTTGCCATCCGAAAGGACCGCCCAGACAGGCGGATGCGCCCAGTCGATCGACAACATGCCCTTATGTTCCGCCACCGCCCGCGCCTGGACGCAGAGGTCCAGCGTTTCGTTCCGGGTCTGAGACGTGCGCTTTTCCCAGCCTTTCTCGCCTCTGATCTCACCGATCAGCTCCGACCTATGATCATCGCCAAGCCATGACGGAACATAAAGGCCACCCGCGCCGCCGTCCGACTTCGCGATGGCGGCTGAAACCGTGTCCTTCATTCGATCTGATGCGAAGTTCAGGATCTTGATCGACCGCGCCTTCTTACCCTTCGACGCCCCCTCGGGGCGCTCATGCCAGACCCGCCGCGGCACCTTCCAGCCGCCGTGACCGCGGCTGACGAACCAGCGCCCCCCGGTCCCGGCCCTCTTGCGCGCCTTCCAGAAAGCCTCGGCATTGTCCGAAACACCGGCCTCGCCCTGAAAGTCCACGACCAGCGCCATGGCCTGCAAGCCAAAGGTCTCGCCTTTCACTGGCCAGACTTTGTCCTCTAGGCCCGCCAGTACATCCCAGTCTTCTATGTACTTCGCTGGGCTAAGCGCCCGCTCAGCCTCCATGTTCGGTGCGCCATCAGGCGGCGTCGCTAGGTCGTAGCGATCGACGATCTGGCAACGACCGCCCTCGCCCCACGCCATGACAAGCACCGGAAAACGGTTGGCCTGCACGTCCATCGTGACGGTGATAAACCGCGCCCAAGATGGCGCCACGCCGCGCTCTGCCTCCTGCTGATGATCGCGCAGGAACTGCAAACCGACCTCATCCGCCCGGTCCATGTGGCGCGGACGGTATGGCTTTCCGATCTCGGTATAGTAGACGCCGGACAACTCGGTTTCGTCGCCCAGTTCATCTGCCTTTCGTTTCGCCGACAGATAGTTCGCGACGATCTCCGACCAGTTTGCGAATGTCGCGGCCGCGCCATCCAGTGCGTAACTCGCGACATCGGTCGCTCTCAGCCCCTCATCGCCAATGCCGCAGAGGACGCGATGGCCGTCGTCGTCAAGCGCCGCACCCTCGTGCAGCCATCCACCATGACCACGCAGGGCGCGACGGTTCAGCTCGACCTTGTGACGATGCTCGATGATCGACCCGCAGTCCGGGCAGATCATCGCAGCCTTGTCGCCTGCCTCGCCAGGGTCAAGGCTGTCATCGAAATGCAGCCGCTCAAAGCTCGGCTCGAATTTCGCCTCGCAATCCGGGCATTCCCAGTACCACCGTCCGCGCGTCCCTTCGTTGTAGATCGAGACAATCCCGTGCAGGACTGGCGGCAACTGATGTGGCGCCGCCTCGGACGGATGCCAGCTCGGATCGGCCCACGGATGCGCCGGGGTACTTTCTACCAGGACGCAGCCCCGCGACAGGAATGTCTTCGTCCGTTGCCGCGCCATCCGGTACGGCGTCCCTTCTGGGCTGTCCTTCGGTCCGAGGACGGACGGGAAATGGTCGAAGTCTGTCAGAGCCACAAGGCCATAGGTCCCGCCAGACAGCTGTTGTGCGGTCGGATACCCGATCTCGATCCGCATGCCGCGGAAGCGCTTACGGCTGAATGTGCTGTCGTCTCGCGCCTTCCCCGCGATATCCCAGATCTCCGGGCTGTTCCTGATGATCGGGTCTAGCTTGTGTTCGACCCATTTATCGCGTTCCGGCCGCGACATGTGAATGACCTGTACCGGCATCGGATCGCACTTGACCCGGTGCAGCACCGTCGTCTGCAACAGCATCGTCTTGCCGGACTGCGACGGCCCCACGAACCCGACCGCCTTGAACCGACGCGACGATGTCATGTCGGCAGGCTCGACCATGTAGGGCGTCGTCATCCGATCGATTGATGACCATGCCCCCTGCGCCTCGACCCGTACAAATCGCTCCGCCGCCTCGGTTACCGATATCCGGCTCGGCGGATCAAGGATCGGCAGGGCATCCGCCAGGATGCTCTCCGGTGTGGTATGCGGCGGCAACGGCGCGAATGACAGCCTCTGCCCGATCCTCGCATCCGAAAGCACCACCATCAGATCATCGTCTCTTGGCGATCACCGCCAAACTCGGCCATCTCTCCGGCCGGGGCGCAAAGTTCCTCCGACATCCTGACCCGTGACTGCACAAGCGCCTGGTCGCAGCGCCGTTGCAGCTTGTCGGTCTGGTCCGGCTTCAGCCCGAACTCGATCTCGCAGTAATCGACCAGCGTCGTGATCGAGGTCCTGAACTCCATCAGGATGTCTTCCAGAAGCACACGCATTTTCGAGGCGCGCACCAGCTCGCCACGCAATTCCGCCGCGCGCTGGCGTCGATAGTCGGCATCGGCCTCCTCCTGGATCTGGCGGGCCGACATGAACGGCTGATCGTCGTCATCATCGTCGCTGTTGCGAAACAGCATCGCCATTTGACGGGCGGCTGCATCACCGGCCGCCTTGATCGCGCGGACCTCATCATCGCGCCACATGCGCCAGGCGTAGCACTCCGACAACTGGAACTCATAGGACTGCCCGTTCGCCCCGGCCGTAATCACTGGAATGCCCTGAGTGACGTACTTGGTGATCGTGTTTTCTGACACACCCAGCGCCGTCGCCAGTTGCGCGCGGTTCACGACGGCATCCGAAAGCCCATCGGGCAGAGGAAACCGCCGTAGCGCTTCCTCTATCTCGAAGGCCACGTTCCTATTTCTCCTGTGTTTCCAACAACAACAGCAACGCTATCGCCAACCCCGAACCAAATTCGCCCCAGTAAACAAAACGCGGTGCGAATTACCCGCGTGGCGTTTGTGCCCGGAAGGACCCAAGGCCTAGCGAGCGGATGCCAGCGCTGCCGTGAAGCGGCGCTCGAAGTGCATGGCGAAGACGCTTTCGGCAGACTGGCGCGCGGCCCGACCGAAGGGTAGCCGCACCCGATACTTCGCCATCGGTTCGAAGGCCATCAGCTTCTTCAATCCTCCGCCTCGCACACGACGATAGACACCACGGCCAAGGTGCTTTGCCTTTCGACTGCCCCGCTTGGTCGCGAAGGTATTCTTCTGGCTAAGTGCCCGCTTGACCGCGCCCTTGGGTAGGTTGCCATAGGCGTTGAGCTTGGCACCCGACGGTACGACCAGCGCCTGCCCCTTTGGGGACCTACGGCCACCGAAGACCTGATACTGAAGATAGGCCCCCTGGATCGGGCGAGCCTTCACGATTGCATAGGGCTTCGACTTTGTCGCCCGCTCTATCTGGTAAGCCCGCTTCGTGAACGGCGTCGGACGATCAAGGTGCTGCGACAATGCTGCCGTCTCGGCGACCGATGCATCCTGCGCCGTGTCGTTCAGCGCCATCGCTACCGCGAAGGGCAGCTGACGACGCTCAAGATCGGTCAGGGCTTTCTCAAAGGCACGAATGTCGAAGGTGATCTTCAGCATGCGGCCCCCCCTGAAATGCGAAGCGCCCGGCGGGGTGATCCCTCCGGGCGCAGTTCGGTTGCTGGTATCTTGTCTAGCCGTTGACATTCTCGCCTGTCAACACCCTTTCGCTTGCCGCCTCTCCCAAGGGGTGCGGGGTGGCAGATGATCGGTCACCATATGATCGCGCAGGCTGACGCAGCGCAGGTTGACCGACAGCTCTTGCAGCGCGCCCCACCAGTCGAGATACCCACGCCTTGCGGCGGCGATCTGCTGGGCGGAGGGCGCATAGGTTACCGGGCAGCACCGAACCTCGCGCCTCATCTTCCGGCCGCGGTGCTTCCACTCGATCACCTCGCACACCTGCGTCCTGGCGAACTCTCCATGCTTGCTGTCCCGCCACCCCAAGAGCGGCACCACCCTTGGCCGCGCCCCCGGCATCCAATCCGGGGTGATCCCGGCGCGGGCCAGCTCGGCGATACGGATCGCCATGCCGATGCCACCCCGGTTCGAAGGCAGGTTTTCGACGATGGCCGCCACGATCTCGGCATCATCATGCGGATAGGACCTGCCGATCGACGTGTCGATCCGCACCCCGCCAAGCTCAGCCCGCTTGGCCATGATCCAGATCATATCCACGCCAGGCCGCGTTTCCCCCTCAAGCCGGGCATGGGGATCGGTCCTGATCTGGGCACATTCCCGGCCGAAGGCCCATTCGAGGATTTGCTGCACCCCGACAGCCTTTTTTTCCCGGCAGGCCACGACCGCAGGGCGATGGTCAAATACTTTTGACGATCCGACCTGCCGATTTCCCAACATATTGTGCGCCCTCGTCATTGATCTGCCTCATGTTGATTTCGTGGTTTCTTCGGTTGGGCTTGATGGGCTTGAAACTGTTTCAGTTGGGCTTGAGATTGATAAAGATTATCGTTCGAAGAATATAACGAAAACAAAGACATAGACGCGAATTTGGGCCCGACGGGCTTGACGGGCTTGAGATTTCTACCCCCGCGCAGAAATCGACTTCCTCCCCTTCCGCACCTTCCATGAACACGCTCGCGCGCGCGGGCGGGAATCTCGGGCCCGTCAAGCCCGTCGGGCCCAAATCGCCGCCTAAGCCATTGACGTAAAACACCTTCCCCCGAACCCCCTTCCACACATCTCCGGCCCAACAGGTGCAATCTCAGGCCCATCGGACCCAAATTCAGGTGGCGGGCGTGACGGGCCTGACGGCGCGTTCCGTCTTCGAAGAAGGATATGGTGGGGTGCGGGGAGGTCATGCTGCACCCTCCCACGGCTCGCGCGGCAGGGTGATCCGGTTGAACCGGATGCCGTTCGTGCCCGTCATGACCTCTGCCACCTCGACGGTGCGCAGGTGCGGCGGCAGGGATGGCACGGTATCCACAGGCGGCGGTCCGATATCGACCAGCTGCGGGTGGATGTTGCGCATCAGGGGGCCTGTGGCGACCGCCCTTGGCACGCGGGTATGGGATGCGCACTGGGTACAGGCGCACCACTGGCTGTGTGAATGGTTCGCGCAGACGCCGGACTTGTTGCGTTCGTTCAGCACCCTGCCGCAGCCGGGTGCGGCGCAGACCCTTACAGATCCCATTCCGCGCCCCCTTGCTGCGACGATCCACCCCGCCCGCCTTGCGGCCTGTCATCGAAACGGCGCTGGAACGTGTCTGTGAGGCGAATGCCGCGATATCCGGTCACGCCGCTCTTGCCGGGGATGAAGGCCTTTCCGGTGGCCGGATGGCGCCACTTCTGGGCCTTGTCCTTCATCCTCAGCGACACGGTGCGGTTGCCCCAGCGCGTCTCGCCCTTTTCCTCCAGCCAGAACTGGAAGGCCTCGATCAGGTCCTTGGCAGGCATGAAGTCCTGTTCGGACCCGGTCACGACGGCACATTCGGCCAGCATCGTGCCGACCGGATCGCTTTCATCGCGATATTCCTGCGTTGCCGCCAGCACCATGTCCGGCTCTTGCAGCCCGTTTTCGAGGTAATCCAGTAGCCCCTCGATCGCCCAGTTCAGAATACCGGCCCGCTCCTCGAACAGCTTCTGGACCAGAAGCGGGTCACGCTCTTCCTTGGGGATCTGAACGTCGAACGGCACCAGCAGAAGCCGCCGCCAGATGCCATCATCCGTGCCGCGAATATCGGGCTTGTGGTTGCCGCTGATCGTCAGTTTGAAGACCGGCAGGAACTCGAAGAAATCGGCGTTCAGACCGCGCACCAGCATCGGCTCGCCGCCGGTCAGCTCCTTGATCTTCGCCTCCTGAAGGCGCTCGCCCTCTTCCGGCTCAGATGCGCGCACGAAACGGGCATTCACGAGCGGGATCATGTCTGGCGTCGCATCGGCGCCGGACCGGCGATTCTTGCCGATCAGGCTTTCGATCTTCGCCGTCGCGGCATAGTCGCCCAGGATGCGCGACATCAGGTCGACCAGAACAGATTTCCCGTTCGCTCCCATCCCGTAAAGGAAGACAAGCTTCTGTTCCCCGGTCAGCGCGGTCATCGACAGCCCGAACCAGCGTTGCAGGAATCGCCGCATCTCGGCCGCGGGCATCACCCGTTCAAGGAAGGCATCGAAGCCGGGGCATGTCGCGGCCGGGTCATGCGGCGGCGCAACCGACTTCGTCAAAAGCTGCGCGCGGTCATGCGGGACCAGGTCGACCTTGGCGACCCGCGACATGCCATCGTCCGAGGCGCCCGTGACCGAAAACCGAAGCACACAGCTTTGCGTGTTCACATCAAGCGCGCCGGAATCCAGATCCTCCAGACGCTTCGACAGGCCCACACCTGCCTCTGTCACCATCGCGTCGATGCGCCCGGTGTTGCCCGTTGTCTTGGCGAAGTTGCGATGCGCACGGCGCAGGTCGGACAGCGTCTTTTTCAGGGGCGCGATGCGGCGCAGGTCGGCGTCGATCGCGTCGATCCTGACCTGCGCCTCTGCCTCGATCTTCCCGGCCTCATCGGTTTTCAGGGCCAGATCGTGCCGCTCACGCTCCAGCGCCGCCTCTTTCGCGATCAGCTCCATCTGGAACTCGGGCAGGGTGAGATGATGAACCTCCTTTTCGATCAGGCCGGATACCTTCTGCGCGCGGCGACGCACCTCGATCTTGTCGTCATCGGGCGACCAGAGACGGCCGTTCCACACGAACCAACCCACGCGCGGCACCCACAGGACATCCTCGCCGAAATAGAGCGAAAATCGGTCACCGTTGCCGATGTCGTTCTGCGGAAAGCGCGCGGCGCGCCAGATCAGGTCCGGGTCAACGGGCGGCATCTGCCCATCATCGTCGCCACCGTCATCGACGGGCGCATCATGCGGCGGGTCGATCGGCGGGGTGGACCCGCCACCCGCTGCCTGCATTTCTTCCGGCAGGTCGACCTCTTCGGCCGCGCCCATCAGCTCCTTCACCTGGTCAATGCCTGACATGACCCACCCCTTCGTTTTCTTGGCGCCACGCCTCTTCACGGGCGGGCCAGTAGTTCTCGACGGCCCAGGCGCAGGCCTCGCGGATGATCTCGGCAACGGCGCGGCCCACGCGGCCTGTCCCGCCGCAGAAGTTGCAGGGAACGACCTGATCCATCGCCCCCGCAGCCCGCAGATCGTCGCGGCGCAGCGCGCAGGCGGGGCAATCCTCGCCGTTGCCGTGAAGGGTGATGTCAGGCATCGCTTGCCCCCATCAGCACGTCGTTCAGGTCTTGGCCCTCCGGCACCGGCACGATCCGCGCCGACAGGCCGGGGCGGCGGGCCATCGCGCGGCGGGCACCGGACAGAAGCTTGGCGTGGGTCGATTTCGGCTCGGAATCGCCGTCCTGGATCAGGATCAGGTCGCGGACCCATTCAGGCGGCACGAAGGCCTCGGCATCGGTCATGTCGGGGATGCCGGCATATTTCTTGCCTTGCCCCATGATCCGCGCGCCCGAGATGTTGCCAAGATCGATGCCGCACCAATAGACTGCACCCGCCGGGACACCAGCCGCCAGCGCGGACAGCGTCGTCTCGATCCCCTCACCCATGACCATGGTCTCAGACCGCGCCCAGGGGCCGGAAAGGCGGATCGCGCCGCCCTTCTTCGCGCCCAGCGTCTTCTTGGATTTCAGGACCTCGCCGGTCAGCGGATCGGTGATCAGGGCCTTGCCCTTCGGCTGCGACAGGTCGATCCATGTCCGATGGACGGCAGTTCCCTTGCCGTCGGCCGCCTGGATGGACGCAATCATCGCCGGGCCGCAATGGACCTCGCGCCAGCCCGTCTGGCCCTTGACCATGTATCGGCAGGCGGGATGAAACCGCAGGCAGTTCGGCAGCGCCGGATACCTCTCGCGCGGAATGCCCCGCAGGGCGAGGTAATCGCGCACGGGCGTGTCCTCGGCCGGGACCGATGCCAGCCATATCTCGCGCGCGGCGGCGATCGCGTCGGCGCGGTATTTCGCCGCGTCACGCGCCTGCCTTGCGCGGTTTTCCTCGGCGCGGCGATCCATCTCCGCGCGTTCTGCCGGGGTCAGCTCGGCCTTGGGGCCGCAAAGCCAGTCCAGCGCCGCCTTGAACTCCACCCCGCGCACGAACATCACCAGATGCACCTGGTCGCCCTTGGCCCCGCAGATCCGGCAGTTGAAGAGGTTCTTCGCGGCGTTCAGCGAAAAGCGGTCCCGACCGCCGCAGCCGATGCCGGGGCACGGGCCGGTCCACTCGCGCCCCGCGCGCTTAAGGCCCGATATGCCAAGCAGGTCGGAAACATCCTTGATCGGCTTGGCCTTCGCATCGGCCAGGCGATAATCGCTGTCGTAAGCCATCCCTCGGTCAGTCCTGCTGGCGCCTCAGCGCCTCTTGTGCGCGGCCAAGCCGCCATTCGTTGAATCGGACAATGCGCCCGCGCAGATCCTCGTATTCATGCCGCCAGCCCTCGGACCACGGCGTCAGGCCGCAAAGCGCGTCGAAGCAGAGCGCCATCCCCATGATCTGCGGCACCTGCGACAGGCGCGGACGCAGGTCCTTCAGCGCCGACAACAGCAGCTGTTCGCGCGCCGCATCCCGCACCACCGGCAGCAGATAGGCCGTCAGCCCCGAAACGAACGCGGCATCGGCCGGTCCCATCGTCGGTTCGGCCCGTCCACCGGATATGTGCGGCGCGGCTGTCATTCCCCGGCATCCGGCTCCAGCGGTTTGATATGGTCGGCCAGATCAAGCGCCGCCTGCCGGTCATCGTCCCGGTCCATCCAGCGAAACGCCGGTTCCACGCCCGCCCACCGCCGGTCCCAAACGAACCAGGCATTGCGCTGCGGCGGTGACCCCTCGCCCGTGAAATCGAGCTTCCAGCGCATCAGGTAGCAGTAGGAAAACGGATGCGCATCGAGGAGCGCGCCCAACCCGTTCGCCCGCGCCGCCGGCCAGTCCCAGGACAGGAGCAACGCGCAGTATTCCCACTCCGGCAGGTCCAGCGTGTGACGCAGCCAGCGACCGTGACCGTCACGCGCGTTGATTTCCGCATAGGGCGGGTTGGTGATGATCGCGGGGGCCGGGGCGGCGGCGAAATCGTAGAAACTCTCGATGGCAGTATCCGGCCAGCCCCGATCCACGATATCCGACCCGAGGACCGTCAATCCCGCATCGACCATCGGCCGGGCCATATCGCCCGCGCCGACGCATGGCTCCCACACCTTGCCCAGCGGCATGATCCGCGCACCGTCCCGCGCCAGCAGCGCCCGGATCGCCTCGGGCTGGCCCGTGGGGTAGAAATCGTCCGCCCGGCGCACATCCTCGCGCGGCGCGACATGCTCAGGCCAGTCATCGCCATGCAATGCGCCCTGCCGCGCGTCGGCGACCGGCTTGGCCTTCGTGGCGCGGAACAGCGATCTTGAGGATGGCGCGCTCATGTCACCGCCCTCATCGCCTTGCGCTCCTTCGCCGCGACTTCAGCCATGCGCGCGCCCATCGCGGCCTCGCCGCTCAGCTGCGGGACGGGCGCGTTGGTGCAAAGCTCTTTCCGGGCGATCGCCATCAGGGCGGTGCGGAAGATTTCCGCCGGGCGCCGCCCGCGATAGTCGTCGGTCTGCGACAGGGCGAGACATTGGCCTTGCAGCTTTGCCAAATCTTGCCGGGCGCAAAACGCGACAAGGTCCGCATCCCGCGCCGCCGCGCCCAACTCGCGCAGCACGGAAAACCACGGGACAAGGACCGACGCGGCATACAGGTCGGTGCGCTGATGCTCCATCTGCCGCAGTGCCTCCAAGGCCAGCGTCACCAGATGCCCATATCCCCCCTCGATATACCTGCGCACCTCATTGACCGAGGCGATGTCGCCGGGCTTGATGCCGCTGCCGGGATTGTAGGTCATCAGGCGGCAGCCCGCGGCCGAAACCGCGGCCTCGGCCGCGACGGCCCAATCGACGCGGGCGGCCAGTGCGGCCTTGTAGACATGGAAGGCCGACATGCGCACCACGTTGCCGTTGATTGCGGCAAATGCGGCGGCCTGGCCGACCTCGGCCGTCATGACGATCATCGCCGGAACCCGGTCGAAACCGCAGATCTTCGCGGCATGGGTCCGGTGCTGCCCGTCGATCAAGGCATACTGTCCGCCGACGATGGGGGCCGCGACGATCGGCGCAAACATGGACCAGCTGAACTGCGCCGCGATCTTGCGGATCGCGGTCCAATTCGCCGCGGCAAGCGGGCGCTGGTAGCTGTCATCGATGCGCAGATCGTCAATCTCGACCCAGCGCAACTCAGGCACCGCGCCCGCACGAACCTCATCGGGCGGCAGGATGGCCGTGTTGCCGATATCGACCTTGCGAAGCGCGCTCATACCTCTCCCCTCGCATAGACAAAGACGGGCTTGTTCATGCCGACCGCTTCGCGGGCCTCGTGCCAGATGCCATCGCTCTGGTCCCAGCCTGGAAGATCGGGAATGACGACGGCCGAAGACCGCGACAGAAGCGGCGCGCACCAGCGCGTCCAGAACACGACATCGAGCGGGTCCAGCGCCGCGCTGGCGTGGCACATGGCAGCCGCCTGCACGATCGGCGAAATCGCGGTCAGGCCAAGCGCGGTAAGGCGGCAGCTGGCCCGCGCGGCACGCTCTGCCGCCACCAGCGATTCAACCTGTGACCATCGCCCGGCATCATCGACCGCAAGCTTGGTGTAGGGCGTCGCGACATAGATCAGGCCAGCAGCCTTACGCGCGACCATCTCCGGCGTCTGGCCGAAATGGATCAGCGGGTCCTTGCCCCAGTCCCTGACATTCATCAACGCGCCCCAGGCGGGCGTCCGGCCCAGTGTCATGCCGAAATCTCCCCGCCCAGGGCGCTGGTCCGGCGTCCGTGAGTGACACGCGCCAAAGAAAAGGGCGCGGACGAAACGGGATGAATCGCCCGCGCCAGTGATCCGCCAGCGCCGAGACATGCCGCGAGGACGGCAGCGCCGGGGCGGATGGTCAAAAATTCTTGACCCTGCGGAAAAGGCGGGCGGGATGCCAAGGCATATCCCGCCCGAAGTCCAACAGGGAGGTAAGGCCTGCCGGTTGCCGCGGGTCTCCTTTGGGGGGTGTGACCTGGCTGTGATGCGGTAACCGGCAGGGCCATCAGCGCACCCCCTTGCAAGGGGTGTCGCCCGCAGATGCGGTAGGTGCCGCCGCATCCGCCCCCGACACCGGTCTAGCAACCAATGACGGGCGAGAGGTCCCGAAGGACCCGCGCGCTTGCGCTTCCATCGCGTGGCCGACGATCTGGCCCACGACACGTTTCGTGACCGACTGGACGGCCAGCTTCTTGCCAGCCTCGGTCAGGTATTCGGGGTGGTTGGCAAAGGCATCCAGCACCGCACCCTCGACCAGCCGCCAGAGGCGATGATGATCGGCCCGCTTGACGCGCGCCGGTGATCGCACTGACGTCCGCACGATGGTCATTCGCTGCCCCCCATGATCCGGCCGAAGGCGTCGGGGTGCATGAAGGCCAGCATCGCCACCTTGTCGCCGGTCGGGCGCGACAGCCCGTCGAACCAGTTGCAGGCGGTCTGCAAGGTCACGCCCATCTCGGTCGCGCAGCGGTCGCGTGTCCCGAAGACGCATTCCACCAGCCGCGACCAGCGCGGCAGGAAGGTGCTGCGATAGGCGGCCGGGTCCGGGCGGTGATAGGTGCGCCGATAGGCATCCCGCGACCGGCCCCGCCCCTCAAAAACATTCGACCAAGACTTTTGACCTGAATCGCTGGCAGGCTTGGGCTGCGAACAGATCAGGAAAGGTTTCGGAGATGTCATTTGCCCCTCGTACTCAGAACGGAAACACGGAAACCGGCTTCGGCCGCCGGAGGCACCGCCGCGCCTGCGTCGCAGGCCGCTGGCGGTTCAGATGAGGGACGCCGGGTCATGCGGCGTCTCCCTGCGGCTGCTTTTTGCGAAAGAAGTGTTCCGCCTGAAGCGGAACATCGTTCTCGCGAGCGAAGTCCATCAGGACCTGCTGGATATCCGAAGGGATCAACCCGTCAGAACCACCCCTGCTTTTCGGATAACCCCACCGACGCACGCGAATTTCGCTGCGCCCGGTGATGCGCGCCACTTCCGTGACACCCCCGCAGATCGTGATGACTGTATTTGCTGGTTCAAGAAGCATGGCCACAAATATTGCGATTATCGCAACGTTTGGCAAGCCCGTTTCTTGCGATTTTCGCGGCTAAACGAAAATTGCGATTTCGGCAAATATGTAAACCATGGAAATCGTTGATGGAAACTGGATATCAGCCCGACTGACGGGCGCGCGGGGCGAAAAGAAGCGCCTCGCGGATCATATTGGCATCCGACCCGACCAGCTGACGAAGATCATCACTGGCGAAAGGCAGGTCCAACCGGCCGAGCACCCAAGGATACTCGAATTTTTCGGTGAGGGAGCGATCGTCCCGACTGAGCTACGAGACCTGATTGAGGTAGCACAACAGCTAGAACCCAAAGAGCGGGATTTTCTGCTAACCTCTGCACGAGCGCTTCTCGCTCAGCGCCAGGCGGAAGAGAAGTGATTTGACGAAGCCGCTCCGTGACCTCGACAATGTCTGCCAGATCCATGCCCCATATCCCTACAGCGTTCTGAGAACATATATCGAACACGCTCGATTAACCATACGCCAGATGTCGTGCTGCGCGACTGGCTCAGTGGAAAAACTACCAGATGTTGAAAATATGTGATTCGAAATCAATATGTGCCGTTGTTTCGGTATTAATTACAGTTGCCGGCAGTCAGCCAGCACTGGCTTGGTGGCCTTTCAAATCGTCCGAAGAGAAGCTTGCCGAGGCTTGCGAACAGGTCCTCTCCGAGCGATTGAAGTCGCCATCAAGCTATCGCCGCACAGAATTGATTGGCCCGACCGTATCGAGCGCCACCTGGGAAGAGTCTCAAGGATGGAACTTTGAAGAACGGAAGAAGCATGATGAAGCCTTCATGTCGCGCAATTCCGAAGCGAAGCATTCGATGGACCTGTCGAAGAGGCTTTGGGAATCCGGCAACTATAAGCTCGTGAGGCTGGGGATACGGTATGAGGCCGCCAACAGCTTCGGTGCATCAATTGCAGGAGCCGCAGTATGCACCGGGCCGGTAAGAGACGGAGACGACATCGCCGAAATCGACCCGTCAAGCCTACGAATTAACGGCTACACAAGCTTCGACTGGAGCATCGCGCAGATCGGCACGTCAAACTAATTGCGAATATCGCAAATTTATAGTTGACCTTCTGTTGCGATATTCGCAATATATCCTTCATCGAAACCGATGGAGGCCGACATGCCCATCTTCCCGAAGACCCAGGCGGTGCAGGATGCCTTGCGCATTGTCACTGACCCTGAATTCGCCCAGAAGGTCGGGCAAAGCGTCCGCAACCTTGCCTGGCTGACCCTGACCAGCGCGCGGGGCACGACCGTCAGCCAGATCCGCCCGCGCCGGGTCACCCGGCCCTCGACCGGCGGGGATGCAGCATGAAACCCGCGCTTCACAACATTCGCCGCAGGCAGGCCGAACAGCGCCGCCGCCTTTTCATCCTGACCGCCGCCTTCGTCGCCAGCATCGTGGTGGCCCAGCTGGCCGAGGCCGCGTGGACCGATCACAACGCCGCCCGCATCGCGTCGGGGTCCTGACATGTGCTGGGGGGCATTCTTCGCGGGCCTGTGCGCCACGATGCTGCTGATCGCCGTCATCGTCATCGGCGGCATCTGGCTGGCGGCCGAGATGAGCGAAATCATCGACGGCGCCGATGAGCCGCGCGGATGACCGCGCGCATCGCCGCTCTGGCATGGGGCGCGACCGTCGCCCTTCTGATCGCGGCCGCCATCGCTGGCCGCCTCTTCTGACAGTTTTCCGATTTGGGTGGGGACCCAACCGCATGGAGAGTGCAATGACCCTGTATCGTATCATCCCGGCCCTGCCGCTTCTGGCCATCGGCTTTGCCACACCTGCCGCCGCCATGGGCGACCGCTGCGTGATGGTCATCGACCCGGCAACGCGGCAGTGCATCGCAAACCCGGAAACCGGCCGCTGCCTTTGCGACCGCCCGACCGCCTCGATCCGCGATCAGGCCGACCGCCGCGGCGAAGCCAAGGCAAGGCCTGCGCGACCCGAAACCCAAACCCCCGACCGCGAACCCGACAGCCGCACCGACCCCGAAGGGTACGACCGCTGGCGGGACCGGCAGGGCAAGGGCGGTCTCTGACCGCCAGACCAGTCCAGAAAATGACCCCCGGAGGGAACATCGCGATGGAACTAGAAGAATTCACAGAGCGGTTTGTCAAAGAGATGGTCCGCCTCGGCGGTGAGACCTTCGCGGATGGATCAAGCGTTGCTGAGTACGCCCGTGAGACGGCTCCCCTCTACTACGCCGAAGACTACCAGCGCGAGGAAGGCCCAGAGGCTTGCGCCGAGGCCGACATCGACTGCTGGGAATACGAATCCACCTGACACCCCCCGGAGGTAACGATGAAACTGACGATCGAACCAACAAAACAACTGACGATGATCGAAGGTGCGCCATGCAGGATCTGGGAGGGCGTTGATGAAAATGGAACTCCCGTCAAAGTGTGGGTCAGAACGTTGTCGCCGCAAACCCACGATGAGGATCGACTCCGAGCGTTCGAAGCCGAACTGAAGGCGCTAACGTCGCTCGGCCCCGGCGCGATCGACTACAGGTTTCTTGCTGACTGAAAGCCCACCTAATCACGGAGGACACGACGGTGCCGAGACACTGCCCTGACTGCAAAGCGCAGATGCGCGATGACGGAATCAACTGCTGGTGCGTCCAGGCCGATTGCAGTTTCAGCGGATACGTCGATCTGAAGACGGGCAGGATCGACCGCGACCAAGACGATGGCCACCCCGATGAATGGGATAACCAGGACGACGGCGGGTTCGACGAATGCGGGATGACCTCCGACGGCACCTGCATGCTCGCCGGAACCGAACATTGCGATTGGGACTGCCCGCACTCGCGGTAGTCCACCTGACCACCCCGGAGGGAATGATGACCAAGACCATTTGCATATATCACGGCAACTGCGCCGATGGGTTCACCGCCGCCTGGGCGGTTCGAAAGGCGCTTGGCGACCAGGTCGAATATGTGCCCGGCACCTATGGTGCGCCGGCGCCGGACGTGAACGGCGCCGACGTGATCATGGTCGATTTCAGCTACAAGCGCCCGGTGCTGGACCAGATGGCCAAAGCCGCCCGTTCGATCCTGATCCTCGATCATCACAAGACAGCGGAAGCCGACCTTAAGGGGTTCGGCGTCGACATGAGTGCGTGGACACCGCCATTCGGATGGAAGCGCCACACCATGAATGTGGCGCAGGATATTTGTGAAGGTATCCCCTACGCTTCCAGCTATGTCATTTTCGACATGGACCGCTCCGGCGCCCAGATCGCATGGGACTTCTTCCATCCGGGTGAGCAGCGCCCTGCACTTGTGGACTATGTTGCTGACCGAGATCTGTGGAAATTCAGCGAGACACGCTCGCGTGACATTGCGGCATGGTATTTCAGCCACCCCTATGACTTCAGGGTTTGGAGCGATCTTGCCTCGACGCTTGAAACTGGCGCCGGGCGAAACGCTGCCGCCGCAGAAGGTGCCGCAATCGAGCGCAAGCACCACAAAGACATTGGTGAGCTTCTGAAGATCACCCGCCGCGAAATGGTGATCGGCGGTCACCGCGTCCCGGTCGCGAACCTGCCCTACACCATGGCCAGCGATGCTGCCGGTGCCATGGCCGAAGACGCACCCTTTGCCGCCTGCTACTTCGACCGCGCAGATGCACGCGTGTTCTCGCTGCGATCGCGCGGGGAAGGCGGCCTCGATGTTGCGGAGATCGCCGCCAACTACGGCGGCGGCGGCCACAAGAACGCGGCGGGCTTCCAGATGCCGATCGGCTGGGAGGGTGAAGCCCCGTCAGGCCAGTCCACCTAATCACCCCCAGAGGCACCCCATGGCCAAGGTCCTGATCGGCTGCGAGACGAGCGGCATCGCCCGCCGGGCCTTCGCGGCGCGGGGCCATGACGTGTGGTCCTGCGACATGCTCCCGGCCGAGGATGGATCGAACCGCCACGTCGTCTGCGATATCCGTGACGGCATCCTGAACGACGGCTGGGACCTGCTGGCCGTGATGCATCCGCCCTGCACCCGGCTCTGCCGGTCGGGGCGCCGCTGGATGAGCGGACCGGGGAAGTGGACGCAGCCAAAGAAGCTCCCCGCCGGGCGCACATGGGCCGACATGCGCGACGAATTCGATACTGGCGTGTCGGTCTTCACCGCCTGCTGGACAGCCCCGATCGAGCGCGTCGCAATCGAGAACCCGGAAATGAACGACCTCGCCCGCGACAGGATGCCGGGCGACCTGCCCACGCCGCAGATGGTGCAGCCCTTCTGGTTCGGCGAACCGGCCTACAAGGCGACCGGCTGGTACCTGCGCGGCCTGCCGGAACTGGAACCGACCGACATGCTGCCCGAACCGGAACGCCTCAGCGCAGAATGGAAACGCTGGTGCCGCATCCATCGGATGCCACCCGGACCGGAGCGCGCCCGCCTGCGCAGCCGGTCCTTCCCGAAAATGATGGCCGCCGCCGCTGACCAGTGGGGCGGACATGCCGAGACCATGATGGAGGCCGCGAATGGCTAACCAGACCGCAATCGAGTGGTGCGACAAGACGTTCAACCCATGGACCGGCTGCACCAAGGTCAGCCCGGCTTGCGATCATTGCTACGCCGAGGGCTGGGCGAAGCGGAGCGGTCATGTCGAATGGGGGCCGCATGGGTCGCGGCGACGCACATCGCCCGCGTACTGGAAGGGGCCGGAGAAATGGAACGCCGAGGCACGCGCGAAGGGTATCCGCTACCGCGTGTTCTGCGCCTCGCTGGCCGATGTATTCGATAACCACGGCTCTATCACAAGCGGCTGGCGCGGCGACCTCTGGCACCTGATCGCGCGGACCCCGCACCTCGACTGGCTCCTCCTGACCAAGCGCCCCCAGAACATCGGGAAGATGCTGCCCGATGGATATGGCGCCCCGGCATGGGGCAACGGCTGGGATAACGTCTGGCTCGGCACCACGGTCGAGAACCAGACCGAGGCGGATCGGCGAATACCTCGCCTTCTGAGCATTCCGGCGAAGGTTCATTTTTCGTCATGTGAGCCGCTGCTTGGACAGCTTGACCTGACGAAAATCCCCTACGGCAATCCCATTGGGAACGCCCCCAGCTTCATGGACGCCCTTTCGGGGCGCATCTGGATGCCAAAAGGCGCACCGGATTGGCCGATTGACCCGCGCGCCACCGTAGGAGATCGGACATATGTCGATCTATGCCGCCGTCTCCGCTGGATCATCGCCGGAGGCGAGAGCGGCCCCGGCGCGCGGCCGATGCACCCGGATTGGGCGCGTGATCTTCGTGACCAGTGCGCGGCGGCAGGCGTCCCGTTCCTGTTCAAGCAGTGGGGTGAATGGACGCCAGGCGAAAACGCAGGCGATGTCATCAGCGGCTACCGCGCCAACGCGACGTGGTGGGACAACCAGTGGCTATTCGGCACAACGAACATGGCCGACCCGGAGGCCGATTGGCATGATGAACCTGACCTATATCGCGTCGGCAAGAAGCGCGCGGGCCGCCTCCTCGATGGGGTGACGCATGATGCTTTCCCGGAGGTGACATGACCGCCCCGCGCGCCCGCATCGACCACGCTTTCGCGCCGCGACTGATGCCAGCCGATGAGGCCGCGCACTACCTCGGCGTCAGCCCCTCGATGCTGCGCCAGCTCGATATCCCCCGCAAGCCGCTGGGCGCGAAGCGTCTCTATGACCGGCTGGACCTCGACCGCTTCGCGTCCGATCTTCCCTATGAGGGAGAATCAGCGGGGGGCGCGAACGGATGCGACGACATCTTCGGAGCGAGCGGGTGAAACAGCCCCGCGTCCATCGCATGACGAAGGGCGGGACGCTCTACAAATGGCACCGCGTCACCCGCGCGCCTCTGCCCACCGATATCCCCGAGGATCACCCCGATTTCATCGCCGCCTGGAACGCCGAGGAGGCGAAGAAGGCACCGGACCGGTCACGCGCCACGAAAGGCACCATCGGCGCGGCATGGGAGGGCCTGAAGGCTACGGCCGCGTTCCGGGGCTACAGCGCCGTCTACCGCGCGCAGGTGGTGCGTCATGGCGATGCCATCGCCACGCTCTACGGCAAGGCGCCGATGGCCGACCTGCGCGACTATCACATCAGGAAGGACCTGGAAAAGCTCGACGCGCATCCCGCCATCGCGCGCCTGAAGACATGGCGGCTGATCTGCGCCCATGCGCGCGAGGCCAACATGACGCGGATCGTCGCCACCGATGGCGTGACAAAGCCGAAGGCAGCGCCAGTCCAGAAGCGCGCGCCCTGGGATGAGCGGGAGGTCGCGCGCTATCGGGCGAAATGGGCCATCGGCACCCCGCAACGGCTCTGCTTTGAACTGCTGTACTGGACCGGCGCGCGAACGAACGACGCGGTGCGACTGACGCCCTCGATGGTATCCAGCGACGGCCTTCTGCGGTTCCGCCAGTCAAAGACGGGCCACGACGCGCTGGTGCCATGGACTAGCGCCCTGCCCGCCTGGGCGGAATGGATGGAGGCGGATCGCAAGATCCTGCATCAGTGCCTCGCCGAGGTGCGCGGCTTCACTTTCCTGGAGGTCAACGGCCGCGTCCGATCGTTCAAGGGCCTGTCGAACCTCATCAGCCGCGCGGCCGAGGATGCGAAGATCATCGGCAAGACCGCCCACGGCCTGCGCGCCACCCGCCTAACCCTGATCGCGGAATCGGGCGGCCCGGCGCATGCAATCATGACATGGGGCGGCCACAAAACCCTGTCCGAGGCCGAGGGCTACACCCGCGAAGCAGACCGCCGGAAGGTGCTTTTGGGAACGGAACAAAAACGAAACCCTGTAAACCGCTCTGTAAACCAGAAATAGAGCATTGATAATAAACGAGAAAATCGGAAGATGGCGGCCCCGGCAGGAGTGAAAGAACCGCAAAGATTC